ATTGTTTGGAATATCAGGATACATAGAATCTAGATATTCCTGCATCCAGTTATTACTCATTATATCAGAACACCTCTACCGAGTCAACTTGTTCGATGGTAGGAAGTTGAAAATCAGCATCCACCTTATCATAGAGTTCCAGGAAGGACTGTTTGGTTTCTTCATCAAAGCGGTTCACACACACTTGGATTGCCTTTGCCTTGTCTTGGAAGATGCTATAAGCACGGATGATGTGAACCAGGCGGCGGGTGCTGATGATTTCCTCAATACCACCATCATAGAAGGTCTTGCGAATGATGTCTGCCCAATCCACCAAACGCTTGCAGAAGTCGCGGTCTTCCACACCCAGATCCAGAGCAATACCTTCCAGGATTTTCTGCTCAGTAGCAGGAGCAGGGTAAGACTGCTCAAAGGTCACAGGGAAACGCTCAAGGAATGCTTCGTTGAGCACATTAGTGCCGATAAAGCGACCGTCATCAGAACCCTTGCCTTTCGTGTTAGCCGTAGCAATCACATTAAAACCAGAGGCAGGTTTTACAAAACGACCAATCTTCTTCAGAAAAACACCTTTACCTTCCAGAATGGATTGCAGACACAGGATTTTATTGGAAGCAAGATCCACCTCATCCAGCAGCAGCACAGCACCACGCTCAAGTGCTTCTACCACAGGACCATTATGCCAAACGGTTTCACCGTTCACAAGACGGAAACCACCAATCAGATCATCCTCGTCGGTCTCAATCGTAATATTAACACGAATCAGTTCACGCTTAAGTTGAGCACACGCTTGCTCCACAGAGAGCGTTTTACCGTTACCCGAAAGACCCGTAATGAACGTAGGATAAAAAAGACGGGACTGAATAATTTTCTTAAGATCGTTAAAGTTACCAAACTTGACGAAGGTATCATCTTTGCTAGGAATGAGGTTTTGTTCGACAGCAGGCAGAGCAGCAGGTGCTTGGTATGCTTGCTCCATTTTACCAACAACAGTCGGAGTCACTTCCAGATTCCAGCGACCACGACCAGTTTTGTAACTCTCAAGGCGGCGAGTCACAGTCTGATAGTTCAGACCACGAGAAGCACAGAAACCCTTAAGGTCGCCAGTGGTAATATCAGAACCATACAGTTCTTGGATAGAAGCAATCAGTTGTTCGTCGTTCACAGAAGATTTACGAGGCATTGTGGGGGTAGTTGTTTTGTTTAACTGAAGTTATTATAGCAATAAAAAAGGGGGGCAGTAGTACCCCCTGTGACAGTTTGGAAATTGGACTTATCAGTCCATTGTAAATCCCTTTTTCTTTTTGGTCTTTACAGGAGCTGGTCTCTCAAATGGTGTACCCTCTTGGATAACTCCATCATTATCACCATCTCTTGCATTTTCTTTATACCCATCTAATTCTGGTTCTGGTGTTAATCCTGGATTAAGAAAAGCATCGGTAAATCTGCCCATTGTTTTTAGGAAGAGAGTTTAAAATTATTTATCAGGCAATAAGTTCCACAAACTCCCCAAGAATTTTTTTATTCATTTTTTTACTTTTAAGACTCTTTACAAAAGCACTTTTGATTTGTGCCTTAGAAGCATCTTCAGCAACATCAAATTCAATATCCTGAGAAAGGACACTAGCAGAAAGTCCAAAGTAAGTATGATATCCCGATTTTTTGATGGAGAATGCTTTTTCTTTTTTCCAAGAACTGATTACTTTATCATACCCATCACCATACCAACCATAATATCGACGGATAAACTGTCCAGCATCACGCCCCTCAAGAACGCGAATACCAATAAAGTTAATATCAGTAAAACGATCTCGAAGATTATGCAACAGAATGTCAGTAAAACCACTCCACTCAACATCACAAGAATAGGTGTTACCAGTTTTACGATCACGAAGGAAAGCATTAGGACCGATGTGAGCGGTTCCCAAGAAAGGTTCTTGTTCCCAGCGACGCTGAACCTCACGATGATACTTGACCATACAAGCTTCACCATCAGTCAAAACAACACACTGAACTTTCTGGAGTTTGTTCTCTTTCTGGAACTTGGGCAGAATCTGATGAAGAGAAATGAGTGCTTCATTCAGGGGGGTTCCAGACAAACTCAAACCAGTAGGAGTAGGATATGAAGAGTGTGTCCAGCGACCGAAAGAAGTAGCAAGACGGAACAGGTTTTTCATCTGCTCATCAAGAACTTTACCATTTGTCTTACTAGTCAGTAAATTCATCATAGAAAACCACTCACCAACCTGAACCAAACCATCACGCTTTTTGTAAGCAAGTTCCCGCAGATTATCATCACGGGACACTAAAGGATAATCACAAGTAAAGGCATAAACCTCAAATGGAATCGCAACTTTCTTACAGAACCAAACAAGGTTAAAGAGTTGCTTGATTGTATCCAACATCACATCACCCATAGAACCAGACCAGTCCAGAACGAACACCAGACCGTGATTCTTACCATCGGCAAGAGTCGTTACCTTGCGGAAAAGGTCTTCGTTGTATTTGTAAGTGTGAAGTTTGGTACAGTCAAGAACACCAGTACGAGCAGTAGAAGCACGGGCATAAGAGTCTGCTGCCTTACGACACTCAAACTCTTTCACCAGATAGTTGACTTCCTTTTGAGCAGAACGTTTAAACTGACTAAACTGAGTATCAACATAACGAAAAATAAGTTCTTGTGTGTATTGATTACGATCAATCCACTCATCCCATTCTTCACGACAACGATTGTGAATTTCAGAATTGGAAACAATAACTTTCTCTAAGTCAAGTTGAGGAAGTTCTAGATAGACATTTTCATACCCATCATTATTCACAAGTTCTTTGATTGCTTCCTCAAGATTATCCATCGTCTTAACTTCAGGTTCTTCATCCCGCTCACCACCCATAGAAGACTTGATTTGTTGTTGCTCAGAATCTTGCTCAGAAGCAGCACCTTCAGAACCATCAGACTCAGGTTGATCATTCTCACCTTCCTGCTGGTCAGAGAAATCAGATTCAGGTTGCTGACTCGTACCAGAATCCTGAGATTTTAGACTATCAAGTTGAGTCTTGATTTCTTCCTCTTGCTTCTGCTTGCAGTATTTGTAGAGTGCCTCTGCGGCAATCAGAACATCTGCAAAGGTTTCAGTATCAGCAATCAGGTTGATGATTTCAGTCTCTTCACCAGACTCAACAGGAATATCCACGTAGTTACCAATCTTGAACCACAGGTTAGCACGGTCGGCAAGATTATAAGTTTCGAGATTGTCGTTTTTGAGTTGGAAGAAATCATCATCGGCAAGTTCTTTATAACCGCTGTAGAAGGTCTTGGCGAGACCAGGATAACGCCGCTTCATCAGTTTCTCAATACGGGCATCTTCCACCACATTCACAAACTGCGGGGAAATCTTATAAGTCTTCATCCAATCTTCATCAGGCGTATAGAGAGCGTGTCCGACCTCATGTCCCACCAGAAGGTCATATACGGTGTTGCTTGCCTTCTCCCACAGAGGCAGAGTCAATACACGAGTATGAACGTTAAACTGTGCGGTCTCTATTTTCTTGTGCTCAACCACAAGGTCTTCAGTAGCAAGCAGTTTAGCAAGTTGAGACTTGATTTCGTGGCGGACGGTCATAGGTCTGATGCGTATGAAATCATTATACAAAAAAAGAGGGTAGTGAAACCCTCTTATGTGCCAGTTTGTAAATTGGACTCAAGCGTCTTTTACTTGTGTACGTGGTAACATTTTCCACCAATCCTTACCATGCTTTTCTCTCATCTCTTTTGCTTTTTGATTTGCTCTAACAGCATCACCATAACTATGCTTATTTCCAGGACTATCAGGATCCATTGACTCAACAATACTCTTCAACCACTCTTCACTCATATTTGCCATAATAGCAAGAGCTGCCTTGTTGGTATCAGCATAACCTTCATCAAGAAGATGTGAGAGAATAATGTCGTAGAAATCATACTCATCCGCTGTAAAGGATCCAGATCCAGCTCCACCACGAGCACTAGGTCTAAATGATGCAGGAAGTCCAGACCTTTCAGATGCAGAAAGCGGTAGAATTTTTCCACTAGACGTTCCAGAATTTCCAAGTCTACCAGATGGTCTATTTGATCTCATTATTTTTCTTTGATGCCTGGATTCTGGTGCCGTTGCAGCACCAAAAACACCAGCTGCTATACCCGCTGCTCCAGCTTTTTCGGCTGCACTAGGTTGTTTCTTTTTGTTATCATTCTCATCAATTTGCTCAACTTCTTCTTGAGTATGAACTTGCTGATAGGCTTCCCAAAGACCGATAATTTCTTGATCTCTCATTTTTCCAAGACTTTTTTAGTTATTTATAAAAAACGAAGAAAAACGAAGAAGCGCCCCCAGAGAGGCGCTTCTTGAGTGCTTGGCGACGTGCCTTTGCTTGTCGCAGTGCTTGCGGTTTCAGTTTTCGTTTTTGTTCTTTCTTGGAATGGTGCTTCCAATTTGGAGTGTTTGCCATCTTGGGCTCCGTGTATAAGACCATTATACCAGCAGAAGAAAGAATCCAAGATGGTATATGCCACTTTAGAAACCGACTCCTGCTCTATGAATATCGTTAAGTTCACGAATGTATTTAACAAGTGGACTATCAGAAAACTGCTCCAACTCATAATTATCTTTAATGAAACAGTGCCCACCCCACCCAAAACTGCCGTCCCATCCAGGAACTTGGGTGTGAGATTCTCCAATACGAACATCCATTCCAGCCATCGAACGAAACTCATCAAAGGTAGATTCACATCCAAGATACTTATGAATACGATACAGTTCATTGTAAATGGTAACTTTAGATGCTAGAAAGAAGTTCTCTGCATATTTAATCAGAGCAGCACTACGAATATCAGTAATACCAACTCGTTTAGATTTCAGTTTGGGAAGTCTCTTTACGAAGATACGAGCAACTTTTTTAGCAGCGACTCTATTACCACCAATAATGCAGAAATCTTGGTTCTGGAACTTCTCAATATTGTGACGAGAATCCAGATATTCTGGACTATGAAGCACATGTATCTTCTTATATTTTTTCTGTGCTTCGTAGTAATAGTTTGGGTTAGCAGTTGACTTACAGCACACTGGAGTTTTGCCGCCAATATGAGTATTAACTTGATCCAAAATATTATCGAGGAGACCGTGATTGTTTTCTTTAGGAGTATCTACACAAACAAATACAGCATCAAATTGTTCTCCAGAGTGATTAGCGACAACATCATCACTCAATTTAGGATCGATAATTACCTTTTCATCATCGGCAAAAATAGAGGCAACGGCAGATCCAACATAACCGTGCCCAACAATCATTACTTTCATACGATCTTACTAAATCCTTTTACTTTATCAAATTTTATCACGTTTTCGAACTTATCATGAAGTTCTGACTTGTGAGAGATCACAAAGATGTTAGCATCTTTGATCACATAGCGGATGATCTTAAGGAATTCATCAGTTCCAAAACCATCAAGTGAGGAATCAAATACCTCATCCATAATCAGCAGATTGGTATTAACGGAGTTTTTGACTCGGGCAACTTCTCTCCAGGTGAAGAGAAGGGCAAGGTCGATTCTCATTTTCTCACCTTCACTGAATGAACTATATGAAAAGTCTTCGTGAATGGGTGATTTTACCGTTTCGTTAAACTCTTCATCCAGATGGAAGTTAATATAAAAATCCATCATCTGAAGATAACGATTCACCTGCTGATTTATGAACGGAA